GTGGCGGCCCTAGACCTAACGAGTTTTTTAATTATCGAAGACATTGGTTTGGCAACCACCGAACCTCGCCCCCTATTGAGGCGAAGATGCATTTCCATTGCTTCCATGGTTCCAATGTCGTGCTTTATGACCGGGATTGTTCTTCCGGCTATGTCCATTATTTGCTTTACGTTTGTAGCCAGTAAATAACGTTCAGAGCCGTCGATGATTTCTCCAGTCCTTGAAGAAACATGGATTGGTTGGATAAAGCCAAAATCGGTAAGTGATGCAGAAAGAACTAAAAGGTCCGGTCTCAGTATGTAGGTCGCCCTCCATGATGGAACAACTAGCGTTGATGGGTCAACTTCCTCTATTTCATACTTCATAAGTTGCATCCATTTCTTCGTCATTGTTTCTTACTGTGTAGGCCCTGGTCCCTGGTCCAACTGGCGAAGGTGAACCACCATCTATCTCATTTAGGACAAGGGTTCTAATTAGAAGACTGATTGGGTATCCACGCTGGTCTTCCAAATGTTTTTTGCGAAACTTGGACACGTATGCCTTCGCTTCCATTTGCCTGCGCTCGCCAACAAGGTAGTCCTCAATAAACATTGAAGCACCCTCTAGGCCAAGCCCGGAGTATTCATTTATGAGTTTTTCAATATCAAACTCAGGCCACCATCTACGCTGAGCGTCTATGTGTGGGAAGCACTCAACAAGCCTGTCGTAGAACTCCGGCTCCGTAGCGACTACGTCACCAATTCTGCGAATTGCAATGCTGTGAAGAGGGATACCGATTCTTGTATTGCTTTGTGTCTGTGCAGCGAGGTCGTAGTACTCGCAGTACTCGGACCCATGCTCTTCGATTAGAAACTTGAATACGTCATTTGTATTCCAGTCATAAATCACTTTGGCAAACTTCATCGGAATTCCAGTTTTAAGTTTGTAAGGAGTAACGATGTAGTTCTCGTGAAGCTTCTGAACGCACGACCTATAGCGGACCATTGACTCGCTCGCCCTGACACCGGTAATAAAGGCAACGTTTCCTTTCTTGCCTTGCATGGTGTAGTAGTCGGTTTGTTCTGGAAGAGAAACGTCGTGGGTTAGTCCAAAGTCTTCCCCAGTGATAGCCCAAGGCGGTATGTCTCTTACAAGTCGTCCTTGGTTCTTTCGCATGTTGCTCCAGAGCACCGTAGTTACTCTTTGACCAAGAACCCATATCTCTGCTGGGTAAGGAAGACAATACCACTCCATGTCAACCCAGTCGTAGTTACGAACTTTCTCAACATACTCAATCGTCTTGGGGCTCACCATTTCTTCGTCTCTGAAGATGACTTTTACAGGACCGAGGCCGCGTTCTTCGTGAACTTCTTTGGCAAGATACATGACAGCAGAGGAGTCTTTGCCTCCAGAGAACTGAACGCACACCGTGTCAAACGTGTCGTATACGTGCCTTATTCTTTGGCGGGCTGCATCAATGCAACTCATGTCAAGAAACATTCTTTGTCTAGTCATTAGTATTTTGCAATCTGTGAGAGCCGACTAACCTCGGCACGTAGTTCATCCACGATGCGACGTAGTTCATCACGCTCGGCTATTAGTTTTTCAAGTTCAATTACTTCTTCAGGACTCATTGTATTTCCAGCTATTTCTAGCGTTTCTTGCGTAAACCAAAGCGTATGCGGCAGCCATCAGAATAAAGCCGTACTGCTTTGTTTTGACTGCATAGACAACCCAGAGAATTTCATTGGCAAAGTTTATTAACCAACCCCACCAAACCCTGTTGCCGGCAATCAATAGACCAGTAACTCCAAGAGTTCCTAAAACCCACGACCAGAGACTCATCAAATCTCCGAGTGCTGACCGATGAAGTCCATTAACCGTTCTGCGGTTGTGTTACCAACAATCGAAACATCGCTTCTTAGCCAGCGGATAAAGTCGTACCAACGAGACTGTTGGGCAGGGTTATCAAAAACGAGCGTAAACTGAACCACGGCTTGTTGTGCTGCACCTGCAGCCATTGTGGAACCACGAACAGCTATGTCGTTTTGGTCAGATGACGAAGGCGCAACGATTCTTTTCTCACCTTCGCTATCCCTAGTGACAGTGAACTCCTGTGGACGCAATTCAGGGACATCGTCAAAGCCTTGAATCTCTGTGTTTCTATCGATTAGTACTGGCGGAACATAACTTCCGCTAGTTGACATCTCGCTGCTGTTTCTGTAAGCCTCTTGCTCGTATTCAGCAATCTCAAATTCATCCCAACCGAGTCCTTCTAAAAGTTCTGGGTAGTCTTCACTGACAGAACTGATTAGTTCGTAAAGAATTTCTGGCTCAGAGTAACCAAGCTCAACTGTTCTATTGTCGGCAAGCGCAAACGCAACGGCGCGAGAGTCGTCACCTTCGAGATAGATAACAGCAATCTGGTCCCAGCCAAGAATCTTGGCGGCTTCTAGTTGGTGGTTACCAGCAATGACGGTCGCTGTTCCGTCGTCATTTCTTTTGGCAACGATTGGCTTGACTTGTCCAAACTCGGCATAGGAAGCAGTAATAGCATCAACGTCCCCAACTCTTGGGTTCTTCTCAAGTGGGAGAAGCGTGTTGATATCAACAGCCATTCCTATAAGTGACGGATGAATACCATTGCTCATACTTGATGCCTTACGTTAGCGTTAAGCGTTCTCATTGCATCTACCGATGTTCGTAGAGACAGTAGTTTTTCTCTTTTTGATTTAACAAGAGCTTCGGAGATTTTGTAATCAAACGAAGATTCGTCCAACTTGTAGTCGGCCCATGCTTCGCGTTCCTTGATTGAGCCTTTTGCTGAAAGATATTCTTTGGCCCAGTTTGATTTGTGAAGTGCTTCTTTCTTGGCGTTGTCTATAGCAAGAACCTCGAAGGCTTCTGTTTCTTCTTCGAGCATTCCTAATAAGCGAAGAAGTTCGTTCTCAATATCAACTTGACTAATTGGCTGGTTTCTATTTTTCACTTGAATCCTTTGTATTATCCATCGACGACCAATCTATCTTTTCTAGAGAAGAGAGTTGTGTTGCCGTCCAATCGTATTGGCTTTTTCCTAAATATGCAAGCCCCATCTGTTCAAGAATCCACGCATCGCATTCATCATCTGCACCAGAGCCAGAAAAAACCATGCCTGTTTTGGAAGAGATTGCAGATATGACTTCAGTCTTTCCTGCGTTGCCTTTTCCAGTAGCAAATTTAGCTCTGGAGGTTGGGGGGACCTCTACGTAGGCAATCCCGCATTCCCAGAAGGTCATCCTAATGCACCCACCAAGCTCCCCAATACTATGGGCTTGTGAGTTGCGTGACGCAAACGAGTAGCCCTCAATGATGGCGCAGTCGATTTCTTCGTCTAGGCATATCTGGAGCAATGTCTTGTTTACGTAAGAAAGTCTTTCAGGGCCCTTGGCCTTAGTGGAAACAATCGAAGTTTTTCCATTTATTGATACGCCGGTAGAGGTTAGAGAAAGGTCTAGTCCTATTAGCTTTATATCAGGCACAAAAAGACCCTACTACATGAAAATCGGGCAGGACTCGTCCTACCCGACCTTCACCTATAACGGTCACAATTCTCTTGTGTTAAAACAATTGTACAACAACAACAAACAGTGCCCATACAGCAAACAACCGCCCGTCCTGCAGAGACTGGCGGTTGTAGAGAAGTTAAAAAATTAATCTCCGGATTGCCGTGGTTAGGCCACTAGACATTGACCACCGTCCTTTCCTTTCTGACAGCGAGTTGTAGGTACCTAAGTTCAAGAATACATGAGTTAATAATAAACAAACAATAAATAATTCTCTTAATAATTCAAAAAACGAAAATCACTTCGTGTTATTATTTGTATACAACGACCTTCACAGGAGAAAACATGTCAACAGCAGTCCTTGCCCCAACAACCATCGTTCTTGGAATCCCAGGAACCCTTTCAACCTCAAGCCTCGTATCTGTAGCTTTGCCTTTCAATGGCAGAATCACTGGAGCATACGTCGCAGTTACTGGCGCACCACAAGGTTCGGCACTTACTGCAGACCTCAAGGTTGGCTCGGATGTAGCAGCAGCTTTCTCAATTGCAGCAGCAGGATATGTTGGTGCAGGAACACTCACAGCAGCCAACACAGACTTCGTTGCAGGCGACCTTATTAGCCTTGATGTTTCAGCAGTTGGTTCTGGTGGTGCCGGTACAAACATGACAGTTGCATTCACGGTTGTTGAAGGCTAAATAAAACTTTTTCAACAAAAAACCACCTCGCTCTTAATGGGCGGGGTGGTTTTTTTATGTCACAATATTAACGTTACCCAACAGCAGGAGACAAAATGTCTGGAATCATCGCACCGTCAATCGTCAACTACGACTGGACGGTCAGACAAACAGACCCTTCTTTCTTGAATGTGTCTTTCCCGTTTCGAGTCAAGATTGAGAAAATCTGGTTTACCACTCAGGCACCAAGCAACGGATGGGGTCTTTGGCATACCCTGAACGGTGAAGGCGGAGACATTTCCGTAGACCTTGAGACAACCGAAAGACTATTGCGTCTTGCGGCATTTAAGTCTAAGAACTCCAAGACACAGCACGGAATTTACGATAACCCAACAGAATTAATGACTGTATTCAACGATGCAGGATATAACGGCAACATTGACGAAACCCTAAAGCCAACAATGTGGCTCGGCAACCCAGATGAAGGAATTGGCAAATTCGGCGCATTCTCTACATCTGGTGGCATATTTGGCTCCGCACCAAGTCTTCGCAGTACCGCAGTAGCACCTATTGACAAAGCCCACGCCACAAACAGCAGTTGGAATGAAACAGATTACAACGCCAATACCTATCTCGCAGATGTTGCGATTATGAACACAGACGAGATGTTGCAGTTGTTCGTCTACAACGCCGATGGGGACTGGACGGACTACAACAATGAAGGGAAAGTCACAATCTCGGTCGCTTACACTGGCATTCATGACGTAGAGGCACAATCTGCTTCAGCCAAGCCTTGGACAGCATGGTGGAACGACTAGTATTGCCGTATGGCAAAACTACCATCAACATTTGCGCTTGATACTGGAAACAAATTAAGCGATAATTTCTTTGATATTCGTTGGCTTTCTGCTGGCATGCGTCCGCCCCCTAAAAGGTGGTATACAAATAGTGAAGAACTTCCCACCGAAGACCTGACTGAGTGGGGCTGGGGTGAAGTCGACGCAGAAGGCCGTTTGGTGGTTAAGTATTACCGCGAAGAAGTTTTCGGAACAGAAGACGAAGTAACTAAACTTTGGTTTGTTCTTCTTGATGGTCGACATATTCAGCCTCCTCATTTAATACTTCTTGGATTTGCAGATGGTAGATATCCTTGGGGCACCGTAGTGGAAGGCTCAGAAGCCTCTCGTGTTCTCGAAAAGGGGTACATGTCCACATGGGCAGCCATGATTAATTGGCGTGCTGGAGACCCAATGATTCAACAGATAACCACAGCCGAAAAATGGCGTCGTAGGAGACTTTCGGTCATGATGTTTGGCGTCTGCGATGTTGTAAATGCATGTTACGGATTCAGTCCTGGCATGGTCCTTCATGGTGGTGCAATTACTACAGCGGACGGAGAAAAACTACGAGACATATACCCTAGTGACAACGACCGAATACAACCACGTATTGGCTCTGTAGTAAAATTGGAGCCGGAGGTAGAAAAATGAGAGTATGGATTGACCAAGACCTATGTACCGGGGATGGCCTGTGCGCAGAAATAGCTCCAGATGTATTTACGATGATGGACGATGGCTTAGCGTACGTAAAAGAAGGCGACAAGATATTTGCCTCATCTGTGGGAAACCCAGAAGGCGCAGCCGGTTTAGCATCTTTTGCGGACGACAGACTTGATGACGTAATTGAGTCAGCAGAAGAATGCCCTGGCGAGTGCATCTTTATAGAGCCATAGAGTCTATTCGTCGTACGAATGCTTGGATAGTCCAAGGTCAAAAGCAAGCTGGGGATAATTACCTATGCGGGTATGGCACGGACGACAAACACACATCAGGTTTGATTCATCAAGGATGGAGCCACCCTGCGAGCGTCTTACCAGTTCGTGAACATCCGATGATGGTCTTTGCTGATAGACAGCAAGTTCATCATGCTGGGCAAAGACAGGACAAGCCTCACACCACGGGCGTTCCCCCAAAAGCTTTTCAACTAACGGTCTGCGAAGTTTGTACTTTTCTTCAGTCTTCTTAGAACGATGATTTATCTTCTTTGAAGATTTCTTGATGGGTGTTCTTTTTAGCGGCTTGTCCGACCGCTTTAAGGGCTTGCGATTCACTCTGCTGGGAAAAGGCTTGACTCGTCAATCGAATCAAACAACCACTCGTTATTGAGAACAGCCCACAAGGCCCTGTCTATTGATGTCTCTTCTAGGTCAAACTCACGCAAAAGAGCACGATGTTTAATAATCGCTTTCTTAAATGTTTCCATCTCCTGCCAACCGTTTGATTCTGGAGTTTCTCCAGTATCAATCATTGCAGACACTTCGTCTAAACGATTGTTTACATGAAACCTGAAGCGAATAATCTTCTTCTTCCTTGCGTCGTACGCTTTAGACGCTTCCTGAGCAAGGATTTTCCCATCACGACCCATTGACTCAAATCTCTCAATGTCCGATTGGTTGTCAAACTCGATGTCGCCTATCTGGTCATCAAGGTTGTCTACAAGGGCCTGTAGGTGGTCCTTCCATCTACTCCAGTTCGCAGGGTCTGTAAGCATGTCTCTTTGTATGGGGGACAGTTTATTTTTGACCTCCTCTGCAACCATCTGAGCAAAAGTAACTTCATCAATCATTTTTTCCACCAAACATGGGGCAAATTTCTTGATAACTGCACCAGTTGCAGAGTATCGATTTTCTTGCCTCAAATTCTCCTGTGCGACAGCACTCATCTACTTGTTGTTTTGTTTCAATAACATGTTCAATCATGTTCTTTGACTCACGACTGGTTACGTGTTTCTTTAGTCTTACGCCATCTTTTAGATAGAGAAGCTCAAGTTCCTTGGCGGTTCCCTTACCCATCTTTTCCAACATGTAGGCATAGATGTAAAGCTGAAAGAACTTGTCTGCTTGATACTGGGGGCGTGGTGTTTTGCCAGTTTTATAATCGCTTACAATAAGCGACTCTCCATCACCAAGTGTTGAATATCGGTCAATAAAGCCCTTGATTACAACGCCCTCAATGTTTCCTACAACCTCAAACTCAAGACCGCCCGGTTCTAGTTCTTGTGGGTTTTCGAGAGTCCATAGATTCTCAATACAGAACCATGAGCGCCACCTGAATTGACGAACTTCTTTTTCATTTTTAACAGAAGCAGTTGCTTTGTCAACCCAGACTTCATCCCATACTTGCTTTGCAAGAAACTTAGCATTAGCAAGAGTTCTGTCTATTGCCGGAAGTTTGTAAAGCTCCTCTAGAACATCGTGGACAAAGTTGCCCATGATTGCCGCTTCTCCAGAAACGTCGGGTATTTGGTCAATCTTGTTATACCTAAACTTCAGTGGGCACTGATGAAATGTCCCAATAGAAGAAGCAGAAAGGTGAGGGGGTGGCGTTAACTCATTCTGAGACAAGAGTGCCACCGAACTGGATGCGGACAATTTCCGCAATCAGGTCATCTAAGTCTTGGTCGGTTGCGTTTGACTTAGTTGGCTTTGGACGACCACCAGCATGCTTTTCCCAGAAATCATTAAGTTCTGTTTTTTGACCAGCGTTAAGAGCCTTTGCAAGTCCTGCAAACTGTTCCCACTTGTCAAGTCGTCCTTGCTCTGCTGGAGAAATGCTCATTGCTTCTTCAATATCCATCGCCTCTTCACTGCGGGCAAGGTAAAGACCTACGCCAAGAGTCTGAGCGGCTTTTTTAAGTGCATCAGATACGGCACCCTTCATCTCGTCACCAAGGTCAACAATGTCTCCGGTTTTGGTGCGCTTGATTTTTTGCCCACCAAACCCATCACGAACGACAGTGCTTTCAGGACGGGTTGCGTCTGTGTGCCATATTAAACGAACATGAGCAACGATGTACTCAGGGTCAAGAGAGTCTCTATCGCAAGAGAGGATATTGAACGACCATGAGTCAATTCCAAGAACCTTGTTGAGGCGCGTAATGACTTCGCTCACTGGAATGTAAGTAAGAGAAGCTCCACCCTTCTTGAGGATTTTTTCCATTTCCCGTGGGAATGGTTCTGCTAGTAGCTGGGTTATGTTGGTGTTCATTCTGAGTCGCCCTTTCTGACGATAATGCTTGTTTTTAGTTGACCTGTTTCGCAGTACATATCTGGGTTAATGCCGATGCCGTTTAGTTCTTTGATTCTCCAGTAAGAAGGAGCGCAGTAAGTCATTAACTCCATTGCAATATCCTCTGGGGACTTTACAACTTCGCCAGTGTCCATGTCAACCGACATTTGGCCCAACCTGCTAATAACGGCTCGGGCTATTTCTTTGTGTTGCCACGCCTTGCGTTCATACGAAGATTTCTTTTCGATTACGGCGTTTCCCGAAAGAGGAACAACCGACTCCATGTCCATCATTTGTCCAAAGCGATGAGCAACAGCGTCATACGCAGTGCCCATGTCACGCTTGGTGAGGTTTAGTTGAAGAAGCATGTTTCCAGCCTCTTCAAGCGTTGCCCCATCGTCGATGGTTTTCATTATCTCTTCTTCAAGACTAAAAATCAAAACTCTAAGTTCTGCAATTTTTTCTAAAGACATTTCTAATACCGTCCTATCTAGTAATTGGTTTCCCGTTACTAGATGACGATAGCAATTCTTCTTCTCTGTTGCAACCCCAAACCTGCCAAATGTGTAAAAGCTCCTACGGCGGAGTCGACTTGGTCGTCATGGTCGCAAGCCTCAGGGAAAGACGAGAACTCGTCAAGCCAGTGAGTTAGCCATGGTCCTCTGACAACCCTGACATTGCCATTGGCCATGGCGGCAGCGAATGGGCGGGCTCTTGTCACCTTGTCCCCCGTTGCCCTCACCCCAGCAAAACTGTAGCCAGGAAGTACGTATCTGGCGTACTGGTCCACTAGAGCCTTTCCTGAAGAGCCAGGCTCCATTTCCATCAGGATTGGGGTATTTAGGCCGTCTTCGTAGGCTGTTTGGGCAATCAATTGCTCAACCTTTTCACCCTTGACCCTTGCCCGTTTTACGTCCATAACGTAGGCAATTCCTTCGTCAAACATCATCAATGTGCCTACCGTATAGTCGGGGTCAGGGTTGTTGGCGCTTGGCTCGGTGGCTGCAAGGTCCCAAAAACGGACTACTTTTGCTGTATTTGAGATAGTTGGGACCTCGGATTGGTCGATAATAACAACAGATTCCCGCTCAAATAGGCTTCCCAGAGTGGTGCTCCACCAGTCTCCCTCTTCAAGACGCCTGCGCTCAATGGGGTCGAGGGCCTGCAGGGCTTGACGGTATGAATCTACGTCGATTCCGGGGTTGTCGGTCAGCTTCGAAGGAACGAAGATTCTTCCCTCCGAGATTCCTTCCACGATAAATCTTTGCCTGACCCAGTTGGGGGCGGGGTTGGAGGCACATCTCATGCGAAGTGGCACCTCAGAAAGCGGTCCAGTCGCAGGACGACGCAGACGGGAGAACATATACCTATAGTCAGATTCACGAATTTCGGTGACTTCGTCCATCCCAATAAACTGGAATTCCGAACCCTTGTAGCGAAGGTAGTCAGACTGATTATTTAGGTAACCAAAGGAGATTCTCGCTCCTGACGGGAACGTGGCAACGAAACTATTGTTGTTCCAATGGACATCGTCATAGTTGGACATCCATGACTTAAAACGGTCCATCAAGGCTCCAGGGAGAGATAAGTCGGCAAACGTACGGCGGAAGAGAATGGCTGAATAGGCTGGTATGTCAACAAATTGCATGGCAGACATTAGGAGGGCTGAAGACTTGCCTCCACCTGCCGCCCCACCAAAAAGCGCCTCTAGTCCATTGGTTCTCAGGAACACCTTCTGGGGCAGGGAAGGCTCTTCTGGGCAATAGTCAGACATCTTTGGCTGGAGATACTCAAGAACGTTTTCCCAGTTAGTTTGTGGTTCTGACATTTATAATCTCCAGCTTTGTTAGGCCTGATGATACTCCAATGCGCTAGTCTGGCAGCATATGAAAATTTTCTGGTTACGATTTAAAAGCAAGTTAAACAGGTCATTGTTCGCTTATTTTTTCATGGTTTCATTTATAATACTATCTAGTATTGGTGCGGCACTTATATACCTCCCTTCCGGTTTACTGGTCGGAGGGGTTTCGTGTGGCCTGTTTGGTTTTCTGTTAGGTCGTGAGTAAAAAAAATATGGCATGGAATCCCTCCACAAACAAATCGCTAAACAACCAAGCACAAAAAGACATTGGACCTGGTGCGCCAGTAGCCCAAAACCCTGGATATGCAGGCAAGCCGTACAGAGACTCATGGGATATTGAGCGCGCATATCGAGAAGGAATGCAGAAAGTTACCTGGGTTTCTAGGTGTATTGATGCTATTGCCGGCAACCAAGCCAGGCTCCCAATCATTCTCAGGAAAGACAACTCGCCGCACGGTGAAATTATTTCCATAAAAGAAGCCAAAAAGATGCCATTGCTTAACATCTTGAACAGCAAGTCAAACATCGGTGAGAACTCCTACATCTTTAGGTATAGGCTTTCTGCTCAGCTTCTTCTCGGCACTAGAGGTGCCTTTATTGAAAAAGTAAGAGGACGTGATGGAAGCATTATCGGTCTCAACCTTCTGCCGCCACAGTCAACATCCCCAATCCCTGACCCTAAAAAGTTTGTTTCTGGCTATGAAGTCCAAATGCCTGCCGGGGATAAGATATTCCTAAAACCAGAAGATGTTTGCTGGGTAAGAAGACCTCACCCAATTGACCCGTATCTCTCACTAACTCCTCTTGAAGCATGCGGAGTGGCGATTGAAATAGAAAACCTAGCAAAGCTTTACAACAGAAACTATCTTCTCAATGACGGCAGACCTGGTGGTCTTCTTGTTCTCAAGGGAGAAATAGATGATGATGACAAAGAAGAGCTAAGAAGCAGATTCCGTGGAAACTTGTCTCGTGTTGGATATACCTCCGTTATTGCATCAGACGATGGAGTTGACTACATCGACACATCAGCAAACCCAAGAGATGCTGCTTACATCCAAATGCGCCAACTCACAAAAGAAGAAATTCTTGCTTCGTTTGGTGTTCCTGAATCCGTAATCGGAAACGCTGCAGGAAGAACATTCAGCAACGCTTCTGAAGAAATCCGCGTTTTCTGGATGGAGACAATGCTTCCTCACT